GACTCAAGCCGTGGCGGAAGACGTTTCGGTGGCGCTATTGAAGAAATTGTAGATAAAAAGTTTGATGGAGATGTGCTGAACTCAGTTGTTATCCCCCTTATGGCTAATGACCGCACAGCAATGTGCGGTAGAGTAGATTCTGATGAAATACATAAAGTGGAAATTTATTTAAGTACGGCTGGTACGCAACAACAATTTGGATATCAAAAATTAAAAGAAGTTTATCAAGATATGTTGCAGGGTAAATCTGCTTTTTGTCTCGGTAATTCTTATGAACTTCCTTGTATGCATGGTCAATTAGATATAGATTTTATTGAGGAATTAAGAGAGTCGCCTACATATAGCATAATGGATTTTATGCGTGAGTACCAATCGATCTGGACAGGTTCTTCTTCAGATTCTCTTGTTTCTGATGAAAAATTAAGAAAATGTAGGGTTGTTGGTATTGCTGAATGGGAACACTGTGGAGATAACAAGGTTGAGTATTGTTTGGCATATGATGTTAGCCGTAATGAAGGAGATGAAAATGCCTTATCTTGTTTGGTTGTAATTAAATTAACACCAAAAGGGAACGGCGATTACATTAAAGAAGTTGTCAATTTATTCTCAATGGAAGGGCAACATGATACTTGGCAAGCCAAATTTTTAAAACAAAAAGTTACTGAATATAAGGCAAGAATATTAGTGCTTGACGTAAATGGATTGGGATCGGGAGTTTGTGATCAATTAATTTTAGACTTAAACGATGGCAATCCTCCTTATAAGGTAGTAAACGATGAAAAGGGAACTTGGTCAAAGTATGAATTAGACGAAGGAATACCTATGGTATTTGCTGTAAGGGCGCAAGCCAAAGACACGCGTAATAGCGATATGATTAATCATTTTATGCAAGCTTTCAATAAGATTAGCGTGGGATTATTAAAAACTCCTCACGAAGGCATAAAGGATTTGGAGAAAAAATTAAAACGGAGGATTAAAGATAGTGAAGAACTACTTAATTGTGAGATTCCTTATATATTAACTAACAATTTGTGTGAAGAAATATTAAATTTAACTTATAAACAAGCCGGAAATGAAACAAAAGTTGAACGAGTTTCGAGGGCTATACCCAAGGACAAGTTCTCAAGTTTACTTTATGGTTTATATTGGATTTATCTTGAGGAAAAGAAAAATAGGATTCAAGAACAATCGCAGTTAGACACCGACTTCTCCCGCCTCTTTGTCCACGGTCAACGCAAATAAAATGAACGAAAGGAGATGATTATAACGTAAATGGCTGAACAAAAGAAAGAAGCGCCTCCCTCCTCCCCCTCCCTAGCACAACTACAAGAATCAGAAGTCAAATCTGAGTTTTTGAAAGCTTTTCAAATATTTTCAGATAGACTATTTGCCGAGTTTTCTAATCAGTATGCCCAAAATCAACCCCCAGTATTAGTATATGACTTTAACGCTTTTAACAAAGCTACAATCAATCGAACTTTTGATTCTACTGGTAAAAAAGATACCAAGGAACGAACAAGGGGATATTTAGCCAAACCTGAAAAATATGAAAAACAAATTAGAGATGTATCAATTTATTTATATAATTCTATTCAAGAATATAAGCACTTGATAGATTATATGTCTAAGATGCTTACTCATGATTACATTTTAATTCCCGATAATTTAGATAAAGATTTTAATGATAAAAAAATCCTTAATAGTTTCTGGAAAACCCTTCAGTTTATTGAGAACTATAATATTAAGAGCAAATTAAGTTCAATAGAGTCTATACTTGTTCGGGAAGATTTTTATTTTGGTTATGAACGTTCTGATGGAGATAATTATATTTGGCAAAGATTGCCAAGTGATTATTGCCGTATTCTCGGCTTTGATGAATTTGGAACGATTATGGTAGAATTTGATTTTACATATTTTAATAAACGTAGTTTGGCGATAGAAAATTTTGATTTGGAATTTAGTGCTAAATATAATATTTATAAAGAAAATGGCAGTATGCGTTGGCAACAACTAAGTGATAAAGCAATATGCTTTAAACTTGATACTTCAGTATTGTACGGACTTCCTTATTTTTCGGGGATATTTACTGACCTTATGGGGTTGGAGGATTATAAGGATGATCAGGAAGAGACAAATAGGGCTAATAACTATAAATTAATTGCATTAAAAATACCTATTTATGATAAAGAAAAAGGTCTTAATCAATATTTAGTTTCTTTAGATCATATTACACAGTTTGTCTCTAACGCTTCTCGCAATACGCCTGAGCGCGTGGGGATCTTCGCATTCCCAGGGGATGCGGAGGCATTAAACTTAACTAGCGCAACCAATTCACATTTTGAAGAAAACATGGTATCTAAAGCTCAAAATGATTTAATGACTTCTGCCGGAGTTTCAAAACTTGTTGGTAACAGTGAAAAAACAAGTATTGGTTTAGAGCGAAGTATTCAGGATGATGAGGCCGTAATGTTTAGTTTGCTACGGCAGTATGAATTGTGGTTTAAGAAGCGATTGAAGATGTTTAACAAGAGAAATTCTTGGAAATTGGTCTTGCCAGATATATCTGTATTTAACCGTGATAAAATGTTTGACAAATATTTAAAATCTGGTAATTATGGTTTTCCTTTAAAATTCTTTATTTCGGCATGTTTGAATGTATCTCAAAGTGGATTGCTTGGATTAGCAGTCTTAGAAGAACAACTAGGCTTGATGGATTTATTCAAGGTATTACCTTCGAGTGCTACAACGCCGGGGGGTGAAGGCGCAGAAAGTGGTAGACCGGAGAAAAATGTAGTAGATAAGCAAGATTCTACACAAATCGTTGACGATTTGGAGAGCGGTAAGTAAAAGGAGGTGACTTAGATTATTGAATGAAAAAGTTTTACATGGTTATTTCGAGTCCATAGAACCATACAACTCTTCTTTTAAAAAAGTAACTATCAAAGTGTTCGCCTTCGGAAAAAATCAAAAATTTTCCAATATAACCCCTCAGTCTTTTGAACTGGCACAAAATACAATATATTCCATACCGCTAGTTTCTAAATATATTGAAGATGTTACGGATGAATATGGGTTTGAGGGTGATTTGTCGGGTCACAATATGAAGTTGCGTAAAATTAAAACCCCTGAAGGGAAAACATTATGGGAAATTTATCAGGATACTACCCCTCTAGGAGTTGTCCCGGCTGATGCAGAAATATATTTTGAAGACATAAATGAAGGAACAGAAGAAAAACCTGATATTAAAACCTATATTGTTGCAAAGGGTTGTTTATTATGGATGAGATATGATGCCGCTAAGAAAATTGAAGAATGGCTTAGTAATGGAATAAAACCGAAAGTATCGATGGAAATTGGAAATATTCAAGGAGAAATTATAGATAACTATTTTACAGTAAATAACTTTGAGTTTGAGGCCATCTGCGCTATTGGTTCAGATAAGACCCCCGCATTTCCACGAGCCGAGATCACTAATTTTTCTAAAGAGAACTTTGAAAAGATGTATTCAGAAATGCTTAAGGAATTGAAAGAACTTACAGAAAAAGACCTAAACTTCATCAAAAAAGAAGATATAGGCACTGGCGATAAAATCAGTATCAGTTTAACTAAAGAAGATGCTTACGAAGGTTCCTGGGGAGATGTTGATAAGACAGCCTTGAGAAACAAATTGCTCAAAGCTAAAAATTATAAATCATTAGTTTCTAAAACTTATTTAATGGTTAAGGATGGGTGGGAAGATTCTCCCTCCTCACTATTAAAATATCCTGTTTGCAAGGTATCTACAATCGATGGTGTTGAAACTCTTGTATTGGCAGTTAAGGGATGTCAGTCTGCACTTTCTTATCTCGAAAAGAATACGGATGACCCTGATTATTCCAATGCAAAAGCCAAATTGGAGAAATACTATAATATTTTGGACTTATCTATAGAAAATTTTTCTGTTGATAATATAAAAAATAAGAACGAAGGAGGTAACAGCGTGGATGAAAAGTTAGAACTTATATCAAAGTATTCAAATTTAACTGAAGAAGACGTTAAGGAGCTAAAAGCCGATATTGACAAATATTCTTTGGAGGAATTTGATACTAAATTAAAGGAGTTGTCAGAAAGCAAAAATAAAGATTTTGAAATGACCAATGAGCAATTAATGTCCGCTGTGTTTAAGGCATTGGAAGCGAGACAAGTAACAAAGACAGATTATTACGGGGAATCATATTTAACAAATGAATTCTATTATTGTGATCTGAAAGAAAATCATGTAATTTGTATTGATCATACTTGGTCTGCTTATTATGGTATTCCCTACACAGTTGATGGTGACAACGTTGTATTAGATTTTGATAACAAAGTTGAATATTTACCTGATTGGCGAGTAAAAGAGTCTGGATCTGCTGATTTTTCTTTGGTTAAGAATATTGTTGAAGCCGAAGTAAAACACAATGTTGAAAAAGCAGAAGCAAAATTTAGTGCAGTTGAATCGCCGGAATATAAAGAGTTAAAACTTCAATACGAAACTCTAAAAACCGAAAAATCTACTCTTGAATCTGAAAAATCTGCCCTTCAAATTCAAGTATCTCAATTTGAAGCGGAAAACACAGAACTTAAAACTTTCAAAGAAACTACCCTCACCAATCAAAGAACCGATGCTGAAAATGCTCTCTTTGAAAGATTTTCTGAGAAACTGTCTGAAGAAGAATTAAAACCCTTCAAAGATTCAGCAAAAGATTTTTCTTTAGAGCAACTTGAAGAAAAATTGAGTGCTTTTGCTTTCAAGAAAATGACGAAGTTTGAACATACTCAGAAACCAAAAGTAAATGTTGTGGTTGACAGAACCAATACTTTTGAAATTAAAACAGGCAAGCCATATGACGATATTTTAGAAAAATATGCGTCAACAGAATAAAAAAATAATTTAAAGGAGGAAAATAAATAAATGGCTAATACTTATCGTATGATAAATCTTGACAAATTACAAGCTATAAAAGCTGGTAATATTGTTTCAGTAAAATGGGATGGTGGTAGGTTACAAAACGGTACTCCCGTACTTCTTGGAAATTTAGTTACTGGAGAAAGAGAATTATATTATGCTCAATGTACAGGAGCAACAGCAAAACTTGCTGTCACTGGTGGTGTTTCTGATGATAATGTTTATTTGGTTGCTGGCCCGGAAGTTATGTATGAAGCTGGAACTATGATTGATGATTTTGTTGTTGCGACTGGTTATCCTGTAAGAGCATACGCCCTTTATATTGGCGATATTTTTACTCTTTCTAATAATGCTTATGCTGGTACTGCTGAAATAGGTAAATATTTACACATGATTGCAAGTGGTGATGGTACTGTTGCTGGTTTACCTTGTTGGGGACTTACTTCGAGTTTACCTGCCGATTACAAGGTTGTGGCAAAATGTATTGAGCTTACAACTATTGGTTATGACAATAATGAAGCGGCTGTGTTTGAAGTAGTTCGAGCATAATAAATCACTAAAATAAAAAGGAGGAATATATAAATGGCTAAAGAGTTAAATAAGTTAGCTGTACTTGCCGTAGATATTTATGAAAATAAACTTGGCAATTATTCAAAGGAAGATGCTACTCAAGCATTAAGAGAAGAGTTTATTAAGATTTGTGGCACAGATAAAATTGATAGAAGGGCATTAAGAAGGCATAGTGCTGCTATTTTTGAAATAATTGAGGAAACTTTAGATGTTTTAGTTGGCAGAAAAATCGAATCTGCTTTTAAAGATAATGCTGAATATAGAAATGTAGCTTGGGGAGATTCGCCTAGATTTATTTTAAAGAATCCTAATCTTTTTAAGGTTGCTCTTGTTTCTGATGGTACTCAAAACTTAAGAAGACAAAGATTAGATGACGGGTCTTTAACCGTTACTACTTATACGCGAGGTATTAAAATTTATGAAGAATTCTATAGATTTTTAGCTGGTCGTATTGATTGGAGTGATATGGTAAATAAGGTTGCAGATTCGTATACAAATGAAATCTATACCCAGGTTTATAATGCTATTT